ACAGAACTTGCAAACATCCTTTCTGCTGAAATTCTTGCAGAAATCAACCGTGAAGTTATCCGTACAATCTACGTTACTTCTAAGAAGGGTGCTGCTGTCGATACTGCAAACGCTGGTATCTTCGACATGGACGTTGACTCAAACGGCCGTTGGTCAGTTGAGAAGTTCAAAGGACTTATGTTCCAAGTAGAGCGTGATGCGAATGCAATTGCACAAGAAACACGCCGTGGTAAAGGTAACACAATCATCTGTTCGTCTGACGTTGCGTCTGCTCTTCAGATGGCTGGTGTTCTTGACTACACCCCTGCTCTTAACAACAACTTGAATGTTGACGATGCTGGTAACACATTTGCTGGTGTTCTTAACGGACGTTACAAAGTGTACATCGATCCATATTCAGCGAACTCTGCTGACAAGCAGTTCTACGTTGTTGGTTATAAGGGTACATCACCTTATGACGCTGGCTTGTTCTACTGCCCATACGTTCCACTACAGATGGTTCGTGCGGTTGGTGAAAACACATTCCAGCCAAAAATCGGTTTCAAGACACGTTACGGTCTTACTGCAAACCCATTTGCTGAAGGTACAACTGCCGGTGGTGGTGCTCTTACTGCGAATGCAAACACTTACTACAGAAAAGTTCAAGTTACGAACATCATGTAATAAGAAGAGTTGGAAACAACCGAAACTTGAGGGGGAGCAATTGCTCCCCCTTTTTTCTTTATAAATACTATAAAGGAAGAACGAAATGGTAGCATTCAATCCACTACAAAGACAACCAGATACACTTGACTTTGCAAACAGCAGTCAGTTTAGGTTTCAATTACTTAAAATTCCAAACACAGTTTATTTTACAACTGGTGTTAATTTGCCTGGCATTGCATTCTCTGGTGACGCCATTATGAATAGTAGATTTAAGGCAATGCCATTTATGGGAGATACCTTGGAGTACAGTCCAATGGAACTTACATTTACAGTAAGTGAGGGACTAGGAAACTATCGTGAAATTCACGATTGGATGACAGGTATTGGTTTTCCAAAAGATACTGAAGAGTTTGCAAATGCTGTAAATGCAGAAGCAGATTTCAAACCTGGCTCTGCTCCTCCCGAATCTACACGAGTAGGTGGTGCAAGAGTAAATCCATCTAACTTGGTTTCAGATGGTACACTCACCATTCTTACAAATAAAAACAATCCCATACTTAGAATTAACTTCAAAGCTCTGTATCCTACATCACTTTCTGGATTACAATTTGGAACTCAAAGTACAGATACAGAACAACTTACTGCAACCGTTACAATGAATTACGATTTGTACGAGTTTGAAGTTTTATAAATATCATTGAGCAGATAAGGTGAACTTGAACAATATTTGTTTGAGTCTCCTCTGTGAGATAATCTAGAACTGCAAGTTCCAACCAATCTCTGCTCAACTTTATTATTAGGATGTGAAAAATAATGACACTTGATGAATTACAGGCATTAGCTGAAAAAGACTTGAAAATGGATGACTTGGAACTCGCAGATGAGTCTCTCAAGTCTGCATCTCTACATCAAAAATATCTAAACATCTACAATAACTTTAGACAACTCAAGCTTATGAATGAGGGAACTTATAACGTCCTCAAACGTAAGAAGTGGGAATACTATACTGGTAAAGCAGAACCACAAGTCTATCGTGACAATCCCTTCGACCATAAAGTTCTCAAAGCAGACTTGCATATCTACATAGATTCTGATGAAGACCTTATTAAGGCAAAACAGAAAGTGGAGTACTATGCAATGTGCATGGATTCGTGTGAACGTATTCTGAAACAAATCCAACAACGTGGATGGGATATCAAGAACGCAATTGAGTGGCGTAAGTTTGTTGATGGGGCTTTGTAGTGACAGAGATTACAAAGAAGAATGAAGTATTTCTTCAAGTACACACAGAACCGTCTACTGCACGAGCATTATCAGACTTCTTTACCTTTGAAGTGCCTGGCGCTAAGTTTATGCCTGCCTATCGCAATAGAATTTGGGATGGGAAGATAAGACTATTTTCTCCATCAAATGGGGAATTATATACTGGTTTGTTACCATACCTAACAAAATATCTAGATGACTATGAAGAAGATTACACAGTAAGTGAGGAATTACAAGATGAAAAATCAATCGACAGACAAATACTTGATGGATTCATTAGACAGCTTAGACTCCGTTCTAGAGGAAAATCCATTAAACCTCGTGACTATCAAATTAATGCAGTGGAGTATGCTATTAGAAAACATCGTGCTCTTCTTCTTAGTCCTACTGCTTCAGGCAAGTCGCTTATTATCTACATACTTGTAAGATATTATATGTTGCTTTTGGAAGATAAAGCAACTGATAAGGTTCTTATTCTTGTTCCCACAACATCTTTGGTTGAACAAATGTCCTCAGACTTTATTGACTATGGATGGCAAGAGGCGTATATACAAAAGGTATATAGTGGCCACGACAAGATTGTGTCAAAGAGAGTGGTGATATCTACATGGCAATCTTTGTACAAGATGCCTAAGAAATACTTTGAACAATTTGGTTGTGTCATTGGTGACGAAGCCCATCTGTTCAAAGCAAAATCCCTTACATCTATTCTTACCAAACTTCACCTATGCAAGTACCGTTTTGGATTGACAGGGACACTGGACGGTATGCAAACTCATAGGTTAGTGTTAGAAGGACTCTTTGGAAGTCTAAATAAAGTAGTCACAACAAAAGAATTGATTGATGAAAAGACGCTATCTTCATTTAAGATACGTTCCATTGTACTTACATATCCAGAAGATGAGTGTAAGCTCGTAAAGGATATGAAGTACCAAGATGAAATTGATTACATAGTTACACACCAAAAGAGAAACAAGTTCATTAAAGACTTGACATTAAGTCTAAACAGTAATACATTGGTTCTTTTTCAATTCGTAGAGAAACATGGGAGTGTTCTCTATTCTGAAATTAAGAATGCTACTGATAGACAAGTGTTTTATGTCTTTGGTGGAACAGATACACAAACCAGAGAACAGATTCGTGAAATCACAGAAAACGAAAAGAATGCAATCATTGTTGCGTCTTATGGTACGTTCTCTACTGGTATCAATATTCGTAATCTCCATAACATCGTGTTCGCAAGCCCAAGTAAGTCCAGAATTCGTACCTTGCAAAGTATTGGGCGTGGGTTGCGTAGGAGTGAAAGTAAAGATTCCGCTACCCTATACGACATTGCAGACGACTTCACCTACAAGTCAAAACGGAACTTCACAATAAACCATTTTATGGAACGCATAAATATATACAATGAAGAGCAGTTTGATTATGAAATAAAAAGGATAAAACTTAAATGACCAATGTAAAGATATTAAAGCTTTCAAGTGGTGAAGAGGTTATCTGTAATATTAACACTAATGAAAAAACACATATTAAAATTAACAGACCTATGAAACTGAACGCATACCCTAAGATGACTAGGGATGGTTCGCTTGAAGAGTCTTTGTCTTTGCAAAGATGGATACATTTCTCTGAGACAGACACATACGATGTGCCAAAGTCACAGATTATCGTAGTTACACAGGCTTCCTATGGATTAACAAAATTCTATGAATATTGTGTTACTAAAATGAAGATGGAAGAAGAAGATGTGGAACTTCCAACAGATGAAGAATTAATGGAGATTGAAGAAGAAGATTTCTTTGAGGACTTTGATGTACCCTCAAGTACAGTACATTAAATATCTATTCATTCTCAACCCTAGCATAGCGAATATACCACCTTGTCAAGAGAAAATCAAGAGATTTTTGAAAATAAATTTGCTTCTTGACATTTTGTACAGTTCGTGTATAATGGGTGTTATTAACAAGTGGAGTTATTATGGCTAAAAGAAAAACAGGTGTGCATTATGTAAACAATGCCGAATTCCTAGAAGCAATGAAGGAATGGAAAGCCCGATGTGCAGAAGCAGAGGAAGAGGGTGAACCACAACCGCCCGTGTCTAATTACATTGGTGAGTGCTTCTTGAAAATCGCAAATCACCTATCTTATCGACCTAATTTTATCAATTATACCTACAGAGATGAAATGATTTCTGATGGGATTGAGAACTGTCTGCAATATGCACACAACTTCAATCCAGAGAAATCAAAGAATCCTTTTGCATATTTTACACAGATTATTTACTACGCATTTATTCGTAGAATCCAAAAAGAAAAAAAGCAACAACACGTTAAGCACAAGATTATTGAGAACATGAATGTTGACATTCTTATGGACAGTGATGGTGATCAGTCTGTCTTTGTTGATTATCTACAGAAGAACTTCCTACCAGATGAAGCTGTATATAAACCAAAGAAGAAGAAACCACAACCAAAGGGACTAGAACTTTTTTATAATGAAGATGGTGAAGAGATAAATGAAGATCGCACTGATTACTGATACACATTTCGGTGCTCGTAATGACAATCTAGCTTTTAATGAATACTTCTTTAAATTTTGGGAAGAAGTATTTTTCCCATACCTAGACGAGCATGGTATCGACACGGTTATTCACTTGGGTGATGTTATGGACAGACGTAAGTATGTCTCATACAAGATTGCCAAAGATTTTCGTGAGCGTTTTGTCAAACCTTTCGTTGATAGAAATATTACCGTCCACGCAATGGTTGGTAATCACGATACCTATTACAAAAATACAAATGATGTAAACTCTTTGTATGAACTACTTGGTGAACCTGGCCAAGAACGATTCCCTAATATCCACTGTTACGATGCACCATTGACAAAAGAGTTTGATGGTGTACCTATTCATTTCATGCCTTGGATTAATTCTGAGAATTATGAACGTGCTATTAAAAGTATCGAAATGACTTCTGCACAAATCTGCATGGGACACTTAGAACTAAATGGTTTTGAGATGCACGCTGGACATTTCTGTGAGGGTGGTTATCCAAAAGATATGTTCAGAAAGTTTGACACTGTTATGAGTGGACACTTTCACAAGAAGTCTGATGACGGCCAGGTTTACTATCTTGGCAATACCTATCAGATGACATGGAGCGACCATAACGAAACCAAAGGTTTCCATATCTTTGATACGGATACAAGAGAACTAGAATATATTCTAAATCCACATACTATCTTTGAAAAGGTATATTATGATGACACAACAGTAAATTATTCTGACTTTGACGTATTGACATTGAAGGATAAATTTGTTAAGATAGTTGTCGTTAATAAAAAAGACTTCTATCAATTTGATAGATTTATCGACAAAGTTCTCTCACAGTCTGGAGCCCATGAGGTTAAGATTGTAGAGGACTTTAGTGAACTTGATGCGTCTAATGTAGACGATGCAATTGTAGAGAATGCTGAAGATACGATGACGCTGCTTGAGAGATACATTGATGAACTTGATGTTTCTTTGGATAAGAAAAGATTGACAAGTATGATGAAGTCTCTCTATGTAGAAGCGAGTGATTTGGAACTGTGATTACTTTTAAATATGTACGGTGGAAGAACTTTCTTTCCACTGGAAATCAATTCACTGAAGTGCAGTTGGATAGAAGTTCGACTACACTTATTATTGGAGAAAACGGCGCTGGTAAGTCTACCATTCTGGATGCGCTTTGTTTTGGCTTATTCAATAAACCCTTCCGTAACATTTCCAAAGGACAACTTGTAAACTCAGTCAATGGGGGTGCTGCTCTTGTTGAGGTTGAGTTTAATGTTGGTGGGAAGGATGTAAAGGTTATTCGTGGCATCAAACCAAACAAGTTTGAAGTTTGGGTTGGTGGGAATATGATTAACCAAGATGCAAATGCAAGGGATTATCAGAAACACTTAGAACAACAAATTCTAGGACTGAACTATCGTTCCTTTACTCAAGTTGTTATTCTTGGTTCTTCTACATTCGTTCCCTTTATGCAGTTGTCCATTAAGGCTCGCCGTGAGGTGGTTGAAGATATTTTGGATATCAAGATTTTCTCATTGATGAACTTCCTTCTAAAAAATAAGATGAAGGAACTCAATGAAGAGATTCGTAATGTAGAGTATCAGCGTGACTTGACACGAGAGAAGATTACATTACAAGAGAAATTTATTGAGGATGTAATCAACAATAAGACTACCATTATATCTGAAAATAAAATGAAAGTTAGTGACAATGAAACCAGCATTGCGTCAAAAAAAGAAAACATCGAAACTCTTGAGAATGAGAAGAAAGGCCTTTCGGTCGATATTGAGGAAAAGGCAAAACGAGAACAAAAAATTAAAGAGTTAACAAGAACTGAAGCGGCACTACAAAACAAACGAGGTGAACATGAGAAGCAGATCAACTTTTTCCAGAACAACTCAGAATGCCCGACTTGCGAACAGACAATCACAGATGCAACAAAGCAGACGCAGATTGAATCAAGAACAACCAAAATTGGAGAACTCACAGAAGCAATCTCACAACTTGAAGAAATGGAACGAAAAGAACAGGATGGAATAAACATCATCCTAATAAACTTGGAAACCATTCGTCAGCATGATGTGGAGATTGCAAAGATACGTTCTTCTATTTCAGAACTAGAAAAGTTCAATGCAAAACTTCAGAAAGATATTGAGGCATATGAACAAGGACAAGTATCCAGTGAAGATAGAACTAAACTAGACGAACTAAAAGGTAGTATCAAAGTCATTGAAGAGTTACAGACAAAGTTGAATGAAGATAAGTTCTATATTGACGTTGCTCGTAATCTTCTACAGGACAGTGGTATTAAGACAAAAATTGTAAAACAGTATCTACCTATAATGAACAAGCTTGTCAATACCTATTTGTCATCTATGGATTTCTATGTGAACTTCAACATTGATGAGAACTTCAACGAAACTATCAAGTCTCGTTTTCGTGATGAGTTCTCTTATGCATCATTCTCTGAAGGTGAGAAGATGCGTATTGACTTGGCACTTCTGTTTACTTGGAGAGCCATTGCAAAGATGAAGAACTCAACAAATACAAATCTACTCATACTAGATGAGATTTTTGATTCGTCTTTGGATACTGCTGGTACAGATGATTTCTTGAAAATTTTGGGTACGTTTGATAAACAAAACGTATTCGTTATTTCACACAAACAGGATATGTTGATTGACAAATTCAGAAGTGTGATACAGTTCAAGAAAGACAAAAACTTTAGTCATATGGTGGTGTGATGGGGAAACGTAGCGACTTTGAAAGAATACCTAGAGACTTCTATCCAACACCTTTTGCTGCGGTAGAACCATTGCGTTACCATTTGCCACAGTGGTTTACCTATGCAGAACCTTGTGCTGGTGATGGAAGATTGGTAGAACACTTGACTAGTATAGGTGGACAGTGTGAACATGCATCTGATATCGAACCACAGGCTGAGTGGATTGAAAAAATGGATGTTTTTAATGTAACAAATATTCAGTCAAAATACATTATAACAAATCCACCTTGGGATAGAAAGATACTTCATCCTCTCATTACGCACTTATCAGACATGGCTCCAACTTGGTTATTGTTTGATGCAGATTGGATGCACACAAAACAGTCCAAAGAATTTTTGTTTAGACTTAAAAAGATTGTAAGTATTGGCAGAGTTAAATGGATTGAAGATAGTAAGGCAACTGGCAAAGACAATTGTTGTTGGTACTTATTTGACAAAATACCTATGAGCAAACCTATAGAATTTTGGGGAAGAAAATGATATACGATCTATTGGCACCAACTAATCCTATTCTAAGGGAAGTAATGCCAGAAATGACATTTGAAGAATTGAAAGAAAAACATAACTTGACACCACGAGAGTTGTATGATAACCTAATTGAATCTATGCAACATCATGGGGGCATTGGACTGTCTGCGAATCAGTGTGGGCTTCCGATTCGTGCATTTGTTATGTTTACAGACTTGAACAAAAGAGAAGCAACCCTTTTCTTTAATCCAAAAATTACATGGCAGTCTGAAGATACAGAGTATTTTGTTGAGGGATGTTTGACATATCCATTTGTGTTTCTTAATCTAAAACGCCCTCTTGCAGTTCGTTTCTCATATACAGACATTGATGGTGTTGAGAGAAACGCTGGGTTCTCTGGTTTAACTGCACGAATCTTCCAACACGAGTACGACCATATGGAAGGCATGAATTTCACACAACTTGCATCCAGACTCAAGTTAGACATGGCATTGAAAAAGGCCAAGAAAAAAATAAAAAAAGTTGTGAAAACATCTTGACTTTGTTTCCAAAACAACATATACTGTATAGGTAAGTTAGGAAAACAACTCGTTAGGAGATTATATTATGGCACATGAACTTGAAATCGTAAATGGACAGGCACAGATGGCCTATGTTGGTGAACTTCCATGGCATGGACTTGGTACTAAGGTAGAGGCAGACCTCACCCCAGACCAGTTCCAGACTGTCGCTGGACTTGATTGGGAAGTTGAGAAACAACCACTAATGACACCATCTGGAATTACAGTAAAGAACAAGGAAGCACTTGTCCGTACATCTGATAATACTGTACTTGATGTTGTTGGAACAGGTTGGAACCCTGTACAGAACTCGGAAGCATTTGAGTTTTTCCATGAGTATGTGATGGCTGGTGACATGGAAATGCACACCGCTGGTTCACTGAAAGATGGACAGATGGTTTGGGCTCTTGCAAAAACCAAAGAGTCTTTTGAACTCTTCAATGGTGATGTTACAGAGAACTACTTCTTGTTCACAAACCCTCACCAGTTTGGGAAAGCGATTAACATTCGTATGACACCAATTCGTGTAGTTTGTAACAACACGCTCACTCTTTCACTTTCACAAAATGCAGACCAGATGGTTACAGTAAATCACCGTAAGGCATTTGATGCAGATGAAGTGAAACAACAGATGGGTATTGCTCGTGAGAAAATGGAACAATACAAATCTATGGCACAATTCCTTGGTGGAAAGCGTTACACTGCTGATAACGTAATCCAGTACTTCAATGAGGTATTCGGTGCGCCTGCGAAAGAGAAAGTAGACAATGTAATTCCTTTCACTTCTCGTAACGCAAAGATTGCCTTTGAGAACTTGGACACACAGCCTGGTGCTAACTTTGCTCAAGGTTCTTGGTGGACTGCGTTTAACTCTGTCACTCACATGACAGACCACCTTCAAGGTCGTTCCAATGATGGACGTTTACAGTCTGCATGGTATGGACGTAACCGTAAGGTAAAACTAAATGCACTAGACAAGGCGATTGAATACGCTGAGGCGGCATAAAAAAGTTTGAGAGAGGGGTTGAAAAATTCCTCTTTCTTGCATATATAATATAGGGTGCAGTTCGTAAGTCGCCCTGTTGGCACAAACATAATACCTACTCTGTGTCACAAAACTAGGGTTTGGCAGTTCCCCCCAAAAACTGTCATTATAAATAAACGTGATACGCCTTATGGGTATCACACTGTATCTTGCTTTATAAGGAGAAACAAAATGGTAAATACAGCTCTTACAGACCCTTTTGATAGGGTTAAAACCTACTCTATCGGATTCGATAGAATGTTTGACAGACTATTTGACGATAGTTTTGTTACAACAACAAATAACTACCCCCCTTACAATATCGTAAAAGTATCTGAAACTGACTATGCAATTCAGATTGCAGTAGCTGGTTTTGGTAAAGATGATATTGAGATTGAGACTAAAGAGAATACTCTTACAGTCAAATCAGTAGAAAAGAAAGACGGCGAAGTTGTGGACGATACCACATACCTACACAAAGGTATCTCGAATCGTGCATTCAGACGTTCTTTCACTATTGCAGATGATGTGGTAGTTAAAGGTGCTTCCTTTGAAAATGGGTTGCTAAACATTGATCTTGAACGAATCATTCCAGAGGAAAAGAAACCTCGTGTGATTGAAATCAAGTAAGATGTGTAAGAGCGCCTCTTGACAGGGGCGCTCTTTTATGATATATTATGTTTAACTTGACTTTATAGGATGTAACTGTGAAAAAAATAGACTACAAGTATTCTGAAGATAAAATCTTATCTGAACTCAAAGAATACATTGATGCCACATACGGTGAGCATTATTCCCACAATAACTTTCAAGCAACAGAATTCATCATGGACAGTGGCCATGGAGAAGGTTTCTGTATTGGTAATATTTTAAAATATTCACAACGATACGGAAAAAAAGATGGCAAGAATAGAAAAGACTTGCTAAAGGTGATCCATTATGGTATAATGGCTCTTCACAATCACGATACTTATGGAGAAAATATTGATGAAGCTTAGTAATGATACACGAGAAGTTCTGAAGAACTTTTCAACCATCAACCAGAATCTTCTGGTAAAGAATGGTAATACAATTGGAACAATGTCTGCAATGAAAAATATTGTGTCCAAGGCAACTATTCCAGACACATTTAATAATGAGTTTGCAATCTACGACTTGAATGAATTCTTGTCTGCACTTTCCTTGTTTAAAGATCCAACTCTTACATTTGATGAGAAGAGCGTACATCTAAATGAAGAAGGTGGTGGCAGTAACCTCACTTATATGTTCAGTGATCCATCTATCGTGACTGCGCCCAAAACAGAAATCACAATGCCTTCTGTTGATGTTGAATTCACTTTTACACAAAGTACATTTGACAAAATTCTAAAGGCCTCTGCGGTTCTTGGTGTTCCAGATGTTGTTCTTACTGGTAAGTCTGGTGGCAATATTGAACTTACTGTAACTGACCGTAAGAACGATACATCAAATGACTATGCCATTTCTGTCGGTGAAAACTCACCAACTGACTTCACATATTACTTCAAAGTTGAAAATCTAAAACTCTTGTCAGGCGACTACAAGGTAGAAGTATCTTCAAAAGGCATCTCACATTTTGTGAATGTGAACAAACCTGTTGAATACTTTATTGCACTTGAAGCCGCATAATGTATCATAAAAAAGTCATTAACCTAGTTAATGCAGCATATATGAAACATTATTGACAAGGAGTTATATTATGAATGATGTGATGTTGTGGGTGGAGAAGTATCGTCCATCCAAAATCAGTGAGTGCATTCTTACTGATGATTTGAAAAAGACTTTCCAGACCTTTGTAGATGAAGGACACATTCCCAATCTTCTACTATCAGGCGGGCCTGGAGTGGGTAAGACCACAGTTGCAAAGGCAATGCTTGAGGAACTTGGCGCCACCTACATGATGATTAACGGTTCTGAAGAATCAGGTATTGATGTTCTCAGAAATAAGATTAAGAATTTTGCAAGCACTGTCTCTATGGATGGTAATCGTAAATTCGTTATCTTGGATGAGGCAGATTATCTAAATCCACAATCAACTCAACCTGCCTTGCGTGGATTTATTGAGGAGTTCCACAAGAACTGTGGATTTATTCTTACCTGTAACTTCAAGAACCGTATCATCGACCCTTTGCACAGTCGGTGTTCTGTGGTGGAGTTTCGTATTCCATCATCTGAGAAACCTAAACTTGCTGGTGAATTTTTTCAACGTGTGCAAGATATTCTCAAAACAGAAGATGTTCAATTTGAACCAAAGGCTGTCGCTGGTATTGTGGAGAAACACTTCCCAGACTGGCGTAGAGTTCTAAACGAACTGCAAAGGTATTCTGCTTCTGGTATGATTGATGCTGGTATTCTAGTCAATCTATCGGAAACAAACATGAAAGACTTGGTGACGTTTCTCAAAGAAACAGACTTCAAGTCTATTCGTAAGTGGGTTGCAAACAACCTAGACAACGACCCTGCTCGTATGTATCGTAAAGTCTATGATACACTCTACGATGAAGTTCAACCACAGAATGTTCCTCATCTTGTTCTTGCAACAGCAGACTACTCTTACAAGTCAGCCTTTGTTGCAGACCAAGAAATCAATATGCTTGCATATATGGTGGAGATTATGACACAGGTGAATTTCAAATGAGTTTACTAGATTTGTGGCAGTATGCATTAGGTTCGTACTCTGATGAAAAAACTGCCCCATATGATAAACGTATGCTTGTTATCAGAACATTATGGGTAATACTTCATGTTGTTACTTGTTTAATGATTATTGCAGGCAACTCTAAAATCTTGGGGTGGTGGTAATGGCTTACGAATTAAAAGAATACCTAAACTCTATCAATATCTCAAAAGAAAATTTAATGGATGGTGATGATCCTATGTGGGAGAAAAAGTATTCATCATTCATTATTAATAAATGTCTTGCTCCATTCAATGATACTATCATGTTTGTGAACGAGATTAACATGCGCCACCATCTGGACACAAAACTACAATATGACTTTTTACTAAATACTATTAGACCTAAGAAGCGTTTTGCTCCTTGGGTTAAAGCCGATAAGTTGAAAAACTTGGAGTATATAAAAGAATATTATGGTTATAGTAATGAGAAGGCAAAACAAGCACTATCAATACTAAATGATGACCAGATAACCACTATTAAAAATAGTTTGAATAAAGGTGGAAGAAAATGAACGATATTGAATGGCATCAAGAAAAGATGCTAGAAGTAAAACTTAATGAACCTGATGACTTTTTGAAGGTTCGTGAGACCTTGTCTCGCATTGGAGTTGCTTCTCGTAAGGAGAGAAAACTCTATCAATCTTGCCATATTCTACATAAACAAGGCAAGTACTACATTGTCCATTTCAAGGAACTCTTTGCACTTGATGGTAAGGACACTAATCTGAATGAGAATGATATCTCTCGCAGAAATTCAATCGCTGGACTTTTGGGTGATTGGGGACTAGTAGAGATTGTTGGAGACTCAGAGCCAAAGGCTCCATTGTCACAGATTAAGGTTATTGCTTTCAAGGAGAAAGATGAATGGATTCTGGAAACCAAATACAACATTGGTAAGAAGAGAGTAGAATAATTGGCACAGTCTTTTTCGTCCTTTATTGCTGAGGAACCTAAACAGAAACCTTATGAACTAGTAGTCTTTAACCATCATGGGGAGTCTATTAGAGATGTTGATAAGGAAGAAGGGTTAACCGACAACGATAAAGTTATCATAGCATCTGCAAAAGAAGCAGGCATTAAATTGCACATGGTTGATTTTGTGGGTGGTTATGTGACAGAAAAAGGTGGGAAGAAATTTCTACACTCTTTCCCAATTGATAAAGATGGTTTGGTTATGCCAGAAAAGGGTGAACCAAAGTATCAAGAACCAATTGAACTAGATCCAGAAAACACACTGATAATGCCTAGAGGACTAGGTACACTAGGATTTACAAGCAGTAGATATTGGTGTGATATGATAATGGATTTAGAACTAGATGGTTTCACAACAGTTCCATCTATTAAATGTTGGGACAACTGTTCTAGTAAATACTTGACAGATGTTCTATGTAGAAAGGCTGGACTGAGAACACCAAAGACAGTTGCAATTGCACACTCTGAAGATACAGAACGTGCAGTAAAAGAGCTTGGTGGAAAGTTTCCTATAATTTTAAAATCATCAACTGGAACTCAAACAGGAGTTGGTGTTGTTATCATTGAAAGTATGCGTTCATTGAATGCTGTTGTACAGATGATTTTGTTGTATAACAAATATCTGCCAGTGATTATCCAAGAATACATCCCACTAGAATACGACATTCGTATTATGGTGTTGGGTGATAAAGTTCTTGGAGCAATGAAGAGAAATGTGATAACAGATAAGAAAGATTTTCGCAGTAATGTTTCGTTGGGTGCAGATGCAGAACAAATCGAAATTACTGAATTAGAAGCACAGGATGCCATCACGGCTGCAAAGGCTGTAGATGGAGTATTGGTTGGTGTTGATGTAATACCATCAAAAGATAGAGAAAAAGAAAAACCTATTATACTAGAAGTAAACAGTATGCCTGGTTTTAGTGGTATTGAAAAGGTTAACCAAGAAGATGGTAGTTTGGTTACAAGTATTCTAAACTACTTTAAAGATCGCAGTACATGGAAAAACTTGGAGAATAAATGATGTTACTTGATGCAGTAAGAAAACACGCAGAAGGACATATTGCAAAGCACAAAGCAAATGTTCTTGTGTACCTAAACAATCCAGCAGGGATTGGTGAACACCCAGATATTATTGAAGCCATTGAAGGTGAACTTATGGAGATGGCAAAATATCAAGACCAACTAGAGATGTTGGATAAGCATTTTGCACACGAAGAACAAACTCAGTATACCCTTTTCTCTTGACATTAACCCCTAATGGTGGTATCTTTACATTATGAAGTTTTATACACATGTTGCCCAGTGGGGCAATCAATTACTTGTTCGTGCCGTAGAGAATGGTGTTCGTTCTAACTTTAAAGTAAAGTACGAACCTACTCTTTATGTACCAGTTCAAAAAGAAACTGGTTGGAAAACATTGGATGGCAAGAATGTCAATCCAATGAAATTCCTTACAATCAAAGAAGCAAAAGAGTTCGTAGAAAGATATGAAAGTCAGCCGCATTTAGTTTATGGGCTGACTAATTTTCCGTATACCTACATCTCAGAAAAATACCCAAAACAAATTCAGTTCGACAGTTCGCAAATGCGTATTGTCACTATTGATATTGAGGTGGAGTGTGAGAACGGTTTTCCAAATGCCGATCAAGCACTTGAACCTATGTTGTCTATTACTATCAAAAACCATGACACTGGACGTATCAAGGTTTGGGGTTTACACGATTACCATAATGATAGGGAAGATGTTCAGTACATCAAGTGCCAGACAGAACGTGAACTTCTGGCTCAGTTCCTTGCGTGGTGGGAAAGTGACCATCCAGATATAATCACTGGTTGGAACACAGAGTTCTTTGATATTCCCTATATTTGTAACCGTATCAAATCCGTAATGGGTGAGGACGCAATGAAACGTCTATCGCCTTGGGGCGTTGTGAGTTCTCGTATGGTGAACTCTGGTTACGGCCGTAAAGATCAAGTCTATGATATTCTTGGTGTTGAAGAGGTTGACTATCTTCAACTGTATCGTAAGTTTACTTACTCTGCACAAGAATCATATCGACTTGACCATATTGCCTATGTTGAACTTGGGGAACGTAAAGACGAAAACCCTTATGAAACATTTCGTGATTGGTACACAAAAGATTATCAGTCATTCCTAGACTACAACATTCAAGACGTTGAACTTGTCGATAGACTTGACGATAAGATGAAACTTATCGACCTCATTCTGACTATGACATATGAGGCAAAAGTCAATATCTCTGACTCCTTTACGTCTGTTAAGTATTGGGATGTTCTAATCTATAACCACCTTCTTAGTAAAAAGATTGCTATCCCACAGAAAACTTCTCACAAATCTAAAGGTGAAAAGTATGTAGGCGCATATGTGAAGGAACCACAAGTTGGGCAACACAAATGGGTTCTGTCATTTGACTTGAACTCTTTGTATCCACACTTGATTATGCAATACAATATCTCGCCAGAGACTTTGTTACAAAATCAAATCAACTTTGGTGAAACTGCTGTGGATGATTTGATTGCACAAGAATATGACACAAAAGAAATAGTTCCTTCAAATATTACATTCACACCTAACGGTGCAATGTTCAATAAGGACTTTCAAGGCTTCTTGCCAGAGATGATGCAGAAGATGTACGATGATCGTACAATCTACAAAAAGAAGATGCTTGATGCAAAACAACAATACGAGAATACAAAGGATGCTAAATATCTAAAAGATGTTTCTCGTTTCAATAACATTCAGATGGCCCGTAAGATTTCATTGAACTCTGCTTATGGTGCGATTGGTAACGAATGGTTTAGATATTATGACTTGAGAATTGCAGAAGGCATCACAACTTCTGGACAACTTTCAATTCGTTGGATTGAGAAATCTATAAACTTGTATCTAAACAAAGTTCTAAAAACAGAAGGAGTAGATTATGTCATTGCGAGCGATACGGATTCAGTATATATTACTTTTGACAAATTGGTTGACAGTGTGCTTGAAAAGAGAAGCGATGAGTCGGAAAGTTCATATACGGGGCGGTGTGTGGACTTCCTTGACAGAGTGGCTAAAGAGAAAATTGAACCGTTTATTGATAACAGTTATCAAGCTCTTGCTTCGTATGTAAACGCATACGATCAGAAGATGCAGATGAAACGTGAGGTGATTGCAGACAAAGGTATCTGGACTGCAAAGAAGCGTTACATCTTAAATGCGTGGGATGTTGAAGGTGTTCGATACAACGAACCATCTCTGAAGATTATGGGTATCGAGGCAGTCAAGTCATCAACGCCCGCACCCTGTCGTAACAAGATTAAGGAATGTCTGAAGATTATCATGTCTGGTACAGAGAAGGATGTGAATAACTTCATCCAAGATTTTCGTGAGGATTTTATGAAACTGCCTCCAGAAGAGATTGCATTCCCTCGTTCAGTAAATGGTATCGGTAACTGGAGTGACAGTTCTAGTATTTTCAAAAAGGGTACACCTATGCACATTAAGGGTGTTATCCTTTACAATCACTTTGTTCGTCAGCAGAAGCTGATTAACAAATATCCCCTTATCCAAGAGGGCGAAAAAATCAAGTTCTTGTATATGCGTACACCAAATCGTATGCAATCTAATGTTATATCTTTTATGACTAAATTACCAAAAGAACTTGACATTCACTCTCATTTGGACTATGATACACAGTTCGAGAAGGCGTTCATTGAACCGCTCACATTTATTATGAATCAGATTGGGTGGAACATCGACCGTTCTTATGGAACACAAATGACATTAGAGGATTTTTTCTCTTGACAAACTAAGAATCTATTGATATAATAGTGTTATCAATTGGACGAGTGCCATAATGCCAGTGTCCATTTTAAAAGTCGAAGGAGACTAAACACATGTTGTATACAACTATAACGATGACTATTCGTAAATTTCGTGATGAAATTTTTCACCAAACTGATTGCCAACCTGTTGGGCAGAGGCTCCCTGTTTATTCTGTAAACAACTCTAAGGGTGTTGGAATCATTTCAACCGTCATGGATGGATTTAGCTTTGGAATAATCACATTAATGGAGCTAAATGGAAACCAGCGTTTTGCATATGAAAGCATAGATGGCGGCCACCGCAAACGTGCTTTGTGGGAATACTTAAACAATGGGTTCAAAGTAAATGGAAAATTCTTTTCAGAATTATCCAAAGAAGAACAAGATGCTTTCCTTGATAGCCCAATCACATTTGACATCTATCAGTCCCTTGATGCTGGAACGAAGGGACACATCTTTCGTACATTGAATAAAACTACAGATGTAAATTTCATTGAGATGCTTAACTCTTATGGAGATATTCAAATTGCAAATTACATTCGTGAAACAGTTCGTGTTGTAAAGCAGATTGACAATGAATTCCATCCTTTGTTTGATTTTTCGATTAATCCCAAAGGTAAACCAACCTACACATATTTGAATTTTGATAATGATCGTTTGAAGCAAGACCATGCATTTGCTCGACTTGTGTATCGTTGGGTTCGCCACCCCAAACAATTGCTTGGTGGTTCATCTGACTCTGCAATTGAGGTAATGTACGAAGACCCAGATTTGACAACTAAAGACATTCCAATGTCAAAGATAAAGGCACAATTAGATTTCTTACGCAAAATGGGGATGTACAAAAAACAGTACGGTAAGAAAGGACTATCTCAACATGACTTCAAAGCGTTGTCATATTTGTATTTCTACCTTGTAGACACTTACGGTTCATTTGAAATTCCAGATAGCGAAGAGTTTTACAAAGCATACGCTCGTGCGAATAGTGTATTAATGAATCCAAACGGAGAATTCAGCAAAGTAGTTCACGAAACATCTGGTTATAGTGTACAGATCATGTATAAGAAGTACATTGCTGCACCTTGGGACGGTAAGAAGATTTCTACTGCCATTGCCTACCTTATTGGACAAATGGGTGACATTGAGAAAATCATTGAAACACGAGATAACAATCGTTCTTTCAGTGTGATTGAAAAAGAGGCAAAACTTGCAGAACAAGGTTTTGTATGTGCCATTGACGGTAAAATATTAAAGTGGAAAGATGCTCATGCCGCACACATCGTTGCACACGCAAATGGCGGACAGACAGTCTATAGTAACCTTGCAATGGTTCGTGCATGTTATAACACAGAAATGGGTACAATGAACTTAACCCAATACAAGGAAATGATTGCTGCATGATAGGTGACATTCTAAGAAACGTCACTAGACAACAAGTATTAGAACAAGAAGTTGCAGTGCTGCTGAGTGGGGGTGTAGATTCCCTCTCAGTGGCATTTGCTGCATCTGACGTTGGAAAGACTGTACATGCATACAGTTTTCATTTGGATACAAATGTTTCTTATGACTTTCGGAAAGCCAAAGATGTAGCAGAACATTTTGGTTGGAACTTCACAGGCGTTTCCATTCCAACCAATAATCTCAAACAAGACTTTCATAGACTTGTAGAACTAGACTG